GACTACGCCGAAGCCGAAGTTCGCGCAGCCGTGATCTCCGCCATGTTCACCGTTTTTGTGAAGCCGCAATCTCTTGAGGATGACGGTGACGCCTCGTTCATCGGTTCAAACGACACCGCATCCGGTGTTGACCCGGCTTCTGAAATAGCTTTGGGCAACGGTGCCATTGTCGATCTCGCGCCCGGCGAAGATGTGACCTTTGCCGATCCGAAGCGCCCTAACACCGCGTTTGATGCTTTCGTGACATCCATGTCCAGGCATATCGGTGTTGCTCTGGAATTGCCTTATGAGCTTTTGCTAAAGAGCTTCACCGCGAGCTATTCCGCCTCGCGCGCGGCGCTGGAAATGGCGTGGCAGATGTTTCGCACCCGCCGCTCCTGGCTGGCCTGGAAATTCTGCCAGCCGGTCTATGAATGGGTGATCACCGAAGCCGTTGCAAATGGCCGGTTGTCCGCTCCGGGTTTTTTCACTGACCCGATCATCCGCGAAGCTTGGCTTGGCTCGGACTGGATCGGGCCATCGCGCATCCAGCTTGATCCGCAGAAGGAAGCGAGCGCCGATTTGATCGACCTGAACATGGGAACCAAGACGCGGGCTCAGATCATCATGGAGCGCACCGGCGGCTCGTTCGAAGCCAAGCACGCGCAGCTCGTCAAAGAAAACAACGTGCGCGAGGCTGACGGGCTGGTGACGCTTGCGACAGCGAGCGAAGTCATGCAGCCGGCACCTCAGAAGAAAAAAGAACCCGACGACACAGAGGAAGAGACGCAATGATACACCCACGTATAGCCGCGCGCTGGCTCAATACGCCGCTGCTGTTCCATCCCGGCAAGGCCGCCGCAATTCTGGCCGGCGTCGGCGGGCGCGTGATTGGCGGCCAGGTGGAGTTTTCCGGCGCTGTTCCTGTGGCACACGCCGCCTTTAGCAATGGCCGCCCATCAATGGGCACGGTCGGCGACAGGCTTGGCCGCGAACTCGGATCCGGTCGCGCCTATGACATGGTCGGCAACGTCGCCATCATCCCGGTCGAAGGCAGCCTGGTTCACAAGGGCGCATGGCTTGAAAGCGAAAGTGGCGAGACAAGCTACCAAGGGCTCCAAACGCAAGTGCTCCGTGCTGCCGCCGATTCCAAGGTTAAAGGCGTGGTGTTTGAGGTTGACAGCTATGGCGGCGAAGTTTCCGGCGCTTTTGAAACATCAGACATGATTGCGTCCCTTTCGCAGGTTAAGCCCACCATCGCCATCCTTTCCGACGAAGCCTATTCCGCAGGCTACCTGATGGCATCGGCCTGCCGCTCCATGTTCGTACCGGCGCAGGGCGGCTGCGGCTCAATCGGCGTTATCACCATGCACACCGACATGAGCGCGGCGCTTGAGGCTTCCGGCGTCAAGGTCACGATCCTCGCCGCCGGCCAGCACAAGGCCGACGGCAATCCATTTGGACCGCTGCCAGAAGAAGTTGCCACGACGATCCGCGCCGAACTTGCTGCCGCGCGCGAGATGTTCGCGGGCCGAGTCGCCGCCTATCGCGGCAAGCGTTTGAGTTTTCAAGATGCAATGAACACCGAGGCGCAGATTTACGTCGGCGCCGAGGCCGTAGCACGGGGCCTGGCCGATGCCACGGGTCATCCGAGTGACGTTTTCCAGGCATTTATCACTGCTATCAACCGGGCCTAGACAGCCCACCAACACGAAAGGAAAAAACCAATGAATAAAGACATTGGAATGCTGGCGGCTGTCGCATGTGCTGCTGGTCTAGACAAAGACAAGGCCGAGACACTTGAGGTCAGTGCCGCTTTCATCAAGCAGCATTTTGGCGCTGTTGCCGCCGAACTGATTGGCGAAGGAGCCAAGGCTGAACAGGCGCGCATCACCGGCATCGAGGCCTTTGCCGGTCTCGGCCATGACAAGATCATAGCCGAACACAAGGCCGATCCGAGCAAGACGGCGCTAGACACCGGGTTTGCCTTTGCGGCTGCGCAGCGGGCAACGCTTGCCAAGCAGGTCGCAAATCTCGAAGAAGACGAAGGCAAGGTCAAGGGCATTCGAAGCGAAACAGCCAACAGTTCAGCGGCTGAAAAGCCTGCGGGCTATGGCCTCGTCGGCGAGCCAAAGTGGACGGCCGAATTCGGCTCTTCACAGGACTTGCAGGCGGAATTCTCGACCGAGGCCCGTTATCTCGCGTTCAAGAAAGCAGAAGCCGCGGGAACGGTCAAAATTCTCCGCAACAAGATTGATAACCGCTGATCATCAACCGATAAGGAACTCAAAACATGACTACACTTGCAGTCGATAAGGTCCGCGACCTTAAGCCCGGCGACATCAACGACCTTCCCGTCGTTGCGTCGGACATCATCTATGGCGGCGCTGCCGTCGGCATTGTAAAGGCGAGCGGCCACGCCCGCCCGCTTACGTCTGCCGACGTTTTTGCTGGCTTTGCCATGCTTCAGACAGACAATTCCAGCGGCGCGGCGGCGGCGAAAACTGTCTCCATCGTGAGGTCAGGCATCGTCACCATCCCTGTTACCGACGCGGTAATAACCGATGTTGGTTCACTGGTTTATGCCCAGGACGACAACGCCTTCTCGTTCCTCGGAACAGCAGGTGTATTTGTGGGCCGCGCCGTTCGTTTTGTTTCGACAGGCATCATGGATGTAATGTTTGATGCGGGCGTCATGCGCGACCCGTTCGAAGGTTACGTTCATGAATCGAAGGCAATCAACACCACAGTTGACGCCGAAGACAGCGGCAAGGTGTTCTGGATTACGGCTGATGCCGTGGTCATCACGCTGCCTGCGGTTGGCGGCGTTAACAACCTAATCGTTGCAAACGGTCTTTCTTATGGCCTGGCGCTCTTAGAGGTGGCGCCCGTTGCTGCTGACATGATCGAGGCACCAAACATCACCGCAGCCGACGACAAGTCCTTGCTCAACACGAAGGCGACTGCCCAGCGCGGCGACTACATTGAAATCATGGACGGCGATGCTAATGGCTGGACTGCCCGCATCCGCGGAACATGGGCCCGCGAAGCTTAATTTTTGACAGCTAAATTGAAACCCGCACAACTTAAGGATTAAAAACATGAGTGCGACTCTTATCACGTCACGGGCTGTCATCGGCTCGTTCTACGAGGCCCTTTCCCAGGGCGACACCGGCTGGGTGAATGATCTCAGCTTCAAGGTGACATCCGACCAGGCGTCCGAACAGTACGCTTGGCTTGGCATGGCGCCCGCAATGCGTGAATGGCTGGGTGGCCGTTCGGCGAAAGACATTCGTGAAAATTCCTTCACGATTGTAAACAAGTCCCACGAAGCCACGCTCGAGGTTACGGTGCCGGAATTGCGCCGCGACAAGTGGGGCCAGATCAATGTGCGGATTGGGGAGTTGGCCGACCGAGTAATGAGTTATCCGGCTAAGCTGATTTCCACCCTGATGAACGCTGGCGAAACCGGCGTGGCTTATGATGGCGAATACTTCTTCGACACCGATCATACCGAAGGCGACAGCGGCACCCAGGACAATGACCTGACCTACGCCGCCGCCACCGGCACAACGCCGACCATCGCGGAAATGCGCGGGGCAATCATGCAGTCCATTGCGGCTATTCTTGGCTTCAAGGACGACCGTGCTGAACCCGTGAACGAAAACGCCCGCGACTTCATCGTCATGGTTCCGATGACCTATTGGGCCATCGCGATTGAGGCGGTCAATCTTCCGACGACCGACAGTGGCGGCGCGAACCTCTTGCAGAATATTAACGGGTTTTCCATCAGAGTGGTTCCAAACCTCCGCAGCACCTTCACGACAAAGTTCATGACCTTCCTGACCAGTGGCCGCCAGAAGGCGTTTATTCTTCAAGAAGAAATGCCGATGTCGATTAAGGCTGTCGCGGAAGGCTCCGAGCTTGAATTCAATGAAAACAAGCACCGCTATGGCGTAGACTGGTCTGGCAACGTCGGTTACGGAGATTGGAAAAAGGCCTGCCTCACAACCTTCACGTAAGGTATTAAATTGTTGTCGGCGGCGCAATCATGCGCCGCCGTTTTCTTTCCACCAAGGAATTCCACATGGATAAGATTCGCGTGACCGGCGGAACTATGCACATAGGCCAGGGCGTCATAATATCGCTCACCGAAGAGCAGGCAAGCCCGCGCCTTCACGCTCTCGAACGTCTGGGCGATGACCTGTTCAAGGCCAATCAGATTTTGCAATTCAAGGCCGGTGAAGTTCTGGGCATCAAGATAAACGATATAGTCAAGTCAGAGCGCCACATGGCCCGCCACGTCGCGCTAGGCTCTCAAGTCGTCGAGCATTCAGCGCCGGTCGCTGCGCCCATTCAACGGCTTAAGCCCGTTTCCGCGCACCACCGGAAGTCATAATCCATGCCGGTTGAATCATCTGCCGACAGATTATCATTTCTTTCGGCGGCGGAGTTTGGCGTGACCGCGACCTATACGCCATTTTCAGGCGGATCGTCGTCATCAGTTGCTGGCATATTCGACAAGGAATATCTGGAAGTAGCTGGCGAAGGCGAGGCAGCTGTTTCAACAACTCATCCCATGTTTGTCTGCCGCACGGACGACCTAACAAGCGGCGGGCTGTTTGACGATCAACTAGTGATCGATGCCGTCACCTATAAGGCGAAGGTCATCCGGCCCGACGGCACCGGCATGACAACCCTGTTTTTGGAACAGCAATAAATGGCCCATGCCCGCAAGGCCATAAGGGATGCAGCGGCGCTACTGCTCGCCGGCCTGACCGCCACGGGCAACCGCGTCTATCCCTCGCGCTATTATCCGGTGGACGAGGCAAGCCTGCCCGCCATCTGCATCTATACTATTTCAGAAGAAGCCGACGCCGACAGCATGGGGCCGCGAAAGTTGGTGCGCCGGTTGCAGCTCGCGGTGGAAATTGTCGCTCGCGCAGTGGACGCCCTTGACGATACGCTTGATGAAATTGCCGCCGAAGTTGAAGCGGCCCTTGGCGCAAAACCGACACTAGACGGCACCGCCAAGGATTGCATCTTGGTTGGCACCCGCATCGGCCTCAGTGCACC